CCCGAGCAAGCGCAGTCGGGCGACGAGGATGCGCCGCATGTGTTCCTGGAGCAGCATCGCCGCTACGACCTCGACGACGACGGCTATCCGGAGCCCTACGTCGTCACGGTCCACAAGCGCTCGGCGAAAGTCGTGCGTATCGTGGCGCGCTATGACGAGGACGGCATTCAGGCCGGGAAAGGCCCGGCAGTCGACGATGAAGAGGAAGACGACGACGATCTCGACGACAAAGACGAGATCATCAAAATCACGCCAGTCGAGCATTACACGCTGATCCCGTTCCTTCCGAACCCGGACGGCGGATCGTACCCGGTCGGTTTCGGCCATCTGTTGCGCCCGCTCAACGAGGCAATCAACACGACCCTGAATCAGATGTTCGACGCCGGTCATTTGCAGAACGCGGGCGGCGGCTTTGTGTCTGATCAGCTTTCGATCCATTCCGGGCCGGTCAGCTTCCAGGTCGGCAAATACATTCGCGTCGGATCGAAGGGCCAATCGATCCGCGACGCGGTTTTCCCGATTCCGTTCCCAGGCCCGTCCGCCGTGCTATTTCAACTCCTTGGCATGCTGATGACGTCCGGGAAGGAAGTCGCGTCAGTTCAGAATGTGCTCACAGGCGGGGCCGAACTCGCCAACGCGCCGCCGACGACAATCCTCGCGCTGATTGAGCAGGGGCTTACCGTCTACACAGCAATCCACAAGCGGATTTATCGGGCGCTGAAAGCCGAGTTCGACAAGATTTACCGGCTCAACCGAATCTACATGAAGGAGGGCCAGCGCTATCGCGTGGGCGACGAGTGGCGAGAAATCAGCCCGGACGACTATCGTCTCGGCGGTGGTGTCGAGCCGATCGCCGACCCGACGATGATAACCGATATGCAGAAGCTCGGGCGCGCGCAAATCCTCATGGGGTTCAAGGGGGATTCGCTCGTAAACCAAAAGGAAATCTACACGCGCCTATTCGACGCCGCGAGCATCGACCGCGTCGAAGATTTGTTCACGCCCCCGCCATCACCGCAGATGCAAATGCAAGCCATTCAGATGGCAATGGAAGAAAAGTCGGCAGAGCTTGGGCGTGTGCGTGCGGCGGAACTGAAAGACAACTCGCAAGCCTATCTCAACATGGCGTCGGCGGCGCAGAAGGCCAACGGGCCGCAAATGGATTGGATCAACGCGCAACTCCGAATCATGGAAATGCACATTGAGGCCACGAATACGATGGTGAAGGCCGCCGATGTCGAGGGCAAGCACCGCGCGCGCGGCCTCACACAACAGGCGGCGCAGAACAAAGGCGACGTGGAGAATATCGGGTCCGGGATTGCATCGTCGCCCCCGACGAGCAGCCTTCCGCCGTTCCCGCAAATGCCTCCCGGCGGACCCCAGGAAGGCGGGCCGTCGTCGCCGCTCGCGCAAGCCGTACAGCCCGGCGGCGGCCCTGGATTGCCTCCCTTGCCGCTTATGCCGAGTGGTGGCCCCGGCGGGGCAGGCGGTGCGTCTTCGCCTATGCCCGGACCTGCATCCGCCGTGCCGCTTGCGAGAGGTAGCGCGCCGTGAAGAAATCTACGCGACCGCCGCACGAAGATCTTTTGCTCGGATTGTCCGAGCAGGAATTCGCCATGTGGCGTCACAACCCGATCACGTCTGCCTATCTTCTCTACTTGGCAGACCAAATCGAAGCATTCCGCACCGCAGCGGCCGACCTCTTGGAAGCGGGTCGACTTGCTCCACAGGCTGACGTTCTCCAAGGCAGATTAGCGACCTTGCGGGAATTGCAAACGCTTTCGCTCAGTGTTATCCAGAACTTCTACAGGCAAGAAGACACGGAAGAACAACATGCAGCCACATCTGATTAAAGGACTTCACGCCGACTATATCTCCGCAAAATGGAACGGACACGACACGAGCGGCGTTCGCGTCGTCGGCAAGACCGTCCTCGTCCTCATGGACGAATGCTCGCCCACATCGAAGGGCGGCGTAAGCCTTCCCGAAGACATGATCGAAAAAATGAGCATGGCCGCTGAGACGGGCGTTCTCGTCGCCGTGTCGCCTGGGGCCTTCCTCCTCAACGAGGATATGTCGCCGTGGTCCGGCGAAAAGCCGAAGCCGGGCGATCGGTGTTACGTCGAAAAATACGCCGGAAAGCAGATCAAGGGGCGCGACGGCAAGACCTATCGCATCATGGATTACGGCAGCATCGGCGCGACGTATGAGAGCGACGCCGAGCCAGCCGCCAAGCCGCAGCGCGCGTTTCCGCCGCAGCCGGACTCGCTCGGCAGACCGTTCGGCGACCCGCAATGGGGATTGAGCGAGGGAGCTAAGTGATGGCCGAAGCCGACCTAGAAACCCACGAAATCGACGCTCCCGCCGACGAAGATCATGCCGGCGACCCCGCTATCGAGGCGCGCGCCCGCGAAATGGGATGGAAGCCGCTGGCGGAATACCGCGGCCCTCCCGGCAAGTGGCAACCAGCGGCGGATTTCATCGACCGCGGCGAGAACATTCTCCCGATCGTGCGCGATCAAAACCGGCGGCTCGCCGAGCGTGTCGGAAAGCTCGAAAGCGAAATCGGCGGCTTGCGCACGACGGCGCAAGAGCAGTTGCAGATCATCAAGGATCTGCGCGACATGGGTCGCAGCGCCGACCAACGCGGCTATGAGCGAGCAATGGCCGAACTCAAGTCGCGCCAGCGTCGCGCGGTCGAGGCTGGCGACACGACGGCATACGACCAGCTCGTCGAGCAGGCCGAAGCGCTCGCGAGCGCGCGACCTCCCGCACCGGAAGTCAAGAAAGCGCCGGACGCACCGCCGCCCCCCCAGCCGCCGCAACTTTCGCAGGCGGTGCGGGATTTCGTGGCGCAAAATCCGTGGTTCAATCGCGACGCATTCCTGACGCGGAAAATGATCGACCGTCATATCGACGTGATCCAAGAGGGAGCGATTGTCGACGAGGCCGAACAACTCGAAACGGCAAAGCAGGAATTGATGGCGGATTACCCCGATCGTTTCGGCGGCGCACCGCCTGCACCAAGACCTCGCGTTGTCCAGACCCCGCGTCGCGCCGCGGCCGTTGCCGCCCCGACTGTGCGGCAAGCGGCCCCTGTTCCTGGGGCGCCTCTTGTGAAGATCGACCAAATCCAGGATGTATCCGAGCGCCAGCAAGCGCGTGACGCTTTCAACAGAACCAAGCGGCAGTTGCCGGACTATACCGAAGCGGAATACATGGCGCTCTACGCCGATCCGCACGCCGACGTCCTGACAATGCAGAAGCCGAGGAAGTAAGACAATGGCCGATGAAATGTACCAGCCGGACCAAGCCAAGCGCGGCCCCGGGCGTCCGCCGAAGTCGACACTCCAAGGCGTCGAGGAATCGGCGATCAAGGTCGACGAAGGGCTGACGGCAGACGTCTCTCTATCCCCGAGCGCGCAATCGCCTGGGGAGGAAAACGTCGAACAGGCGATTGCGCGCATTCGGCAGATTCGCCAACCGTTCGGAGCGTACACACAGAAGCTTGCGCTTGCCGAAAGACCGGGGTATCATCGGCATTGGTTCAATGATGCGGCCGGCCGCGTCGATGAGGCCAAAGCGTCGGGATGGTCGCACGTTATCAATCCGAGGGACGGGAATCCCCTCAGTCGTGTGGTGGGTACGGGCCGAGACAATGGGGTCCTCAAAGCCTACGCGATGGAAATTCCCAACGTGTTCTGGCAAGAGGAAATGGACGCCAGACACGACGCCGCCAAGGCAAAGATTGACGCGATCAAGAAAAACCCATTTTCCGCGAAGCCGGGACAGGCCCAGCGATCGGACAGCGGGAAGTTCTACGATCCGGATGAGGCATCAGGAAAAGGCCCACTTCAAGTGGTAGGCCCCAAGGGCTGAGATAGGCATCCCAGGTAGTCTCAGGCAGGAATGAATGGCTGTGCGCCTTGCGCCGGCCAATGTCCCGTCCGCGCTTCCTGGAGGCTTCGCGCCATGGCGAATAACAACTTTGCATTCGGGCTACAGCCCATCAACGACAACGGCTCGCCTTGGTCTGGCCAGGGCCGTCTCGTCTATTTCCCGTCCAGCCAAACCGGCAACATCTTCCGCGGCGACCCTCTCGTGCCGCTCGGCGGCTCCGACGCTTGGGGCGTCCCGGCCGTGGGGATTGCATCGGCTGGCGCGACGAATACGATTCTGGGCGCGTTCATCGGTTCATCCAACGGCCCATCGGGGTCCGGCAAGACGCTCCTTCAAAGCGACCCGATCTATCGGGCCGGGAGTATCGCGAATTACGGGTTCGTCTGCGATGACCCGAATCAGCTTTACACGATCCAGGAGGACTCGGTCGGCGGCGCTATCGCGGCGGCCACGGGCGGATTCGCCAACGGCAACCTCGTCGCCGGGTCTGGCAGCACCGTAACCGGGTTTTCGGGATGGCTTCTGCAAAGCTCGGGCGTTTCGTCGTCGGCCAACCCGACGTATCAGCTTCGCCTTCTCGAACTCACCCGCGGCCCTGACAACGTCATCGGCAACTATGCGCGTTGGACCGTTCGCATCAACCTTCCCGCCCTTTGGGGCGCATCCGGCTATTGATCGCCGAGTAGCGAGTAAAGGAGACCTGATATGGCTACTGTCGGCGGCGTCATTACAACTGGCGCACATCCGAAATCCCTCTGGCCCGGTATCAAGACTTGGTGGGGCCGGCAATATGCCGAGCACCAGCAGGAATACCCGGAATTGTTCGACGTCGAGACGTCGGACAAGGCGTATGAGGAAGACGTCGAAATCTCCGGTTTCGGCGTGCTTCGCGAAAAGGACCAAGGGCAGGCGCTGAATTACGACAGCGAAGTCCAGGGTTCGATCACTCGATACACCCATGTCGCCTACGCCGGCGGCTACATCGTGACGTTCGAAGAACTGCGCGACAACCTCTACGAGGTCGTCTCGAAGCGTCGCGCGGCTATGCTGGCGTTCGCCGGGCGTCAGACCGAGGAAATCATCGCGGCCAACGTCTTCAATCAGGCGTTCAACGCGAGCTATCCGATCGGCGATGGCGCTGCGATGATCTCGGCGAGCCATCCCTCCTTGGTCGGCAATCAGTCCAACTTGCTCGCCAACTCGGCGGACTTGTCGGAAGTCGCGATCGAGGATCTGGCGATTCAGATCATGCAGGCGGTCGACTACCGCGGCAACAAGATCGCCCTCATTCCGCAGTCGCTCGCGATCTCGCCCGCGCAGTGGTTCGACGCGAACCGGATCATTCATTCGGTGCTCCAGAACGACACGTCGAACAACGCCATCAACGTCATCAAGGCGACGGGGATGTTTCCGAAGGGGATCGTGGTCAACCACTACTTCCTGTCGGCGACCGCGTGGTTTATCCGCACGAACGCGCTCTACGGTTTGCGTTTCATGTGGCGCGACAAGCCGATGTTCGACACGG